AGTTCATCGCCGTGGTCGGAAGAGGCGATAAGGGAGTTGCTGAATTCGCCGAAAGCAACCCCCATCTTTGGATCCATCATGGATCTAACATGCTCCGAAACGCTCTGGCCCTCAGAGCCCCTATCGAAAGGCCCAACATTTCAGTAACATGGATCTACGGCCCACCAGGCGTAGGCAAATCCAGAAAGGCCCATGAAGACCTTCCTGAGGCCTATATCAAGGAGCCACGCACCAAATGGTGGAATGGATATTTATGTAATAAAGAAGTCATAATAGATGATTTCGGTCCTAATGGTATTGATATAAACCATTTACTTAGATGGTTTGATAGATATAAATGTCTCGTAGAGAATAAAGGAGGTATGGTAGCGCTCCACGCTGATACCTTCATTGTCACATCCAATTTTCATCCGAAGGATATATTCAAATGGGGTGATGAGATAAACCCTCAGCTACTTGCACTGTTACGCAGGATTGTATTACTTGAAATGAAATAATATATTTCCCTTATCAAATGTTATCATGAGATATTACTTTATTATTATTGGAAGGAGCGTAGCGACTGACGTGGCCGCTTCCGGCGGAGTCCGGCAGGCCACCATGTGCGCAGCACGTGTCTGGTGCCAGCGGCGAAGCCGCGCACTCTATAAATAAAGCAGCACCCCCTTACCACTTGACAACCATTCCACCCGCGCTCTCGTGTGAACGAGAGTAAGACAATCACATGGCATTCTCAAAGAAACGAAAGTCTTCCAATGTCCGTCGTCGCCTTACCTATGGAAAGAAGCGACGCACTACTAGACGTGGTCGCGGAAAGAAGGTTTCCGCTTTCACTTCCCAATCTGGTTCCGGAGGAGCCGTCAATTACAAGGCACGCAAGACGTCCCGTCGTGCTTATCGTAAACATTTATGGGATTCCACTCTCTTTAAAGAACACTACCGTTCAATTGGTTCTGTTGTTACATCTTTTAACACTCCTGCTACTGTTAGTACTGTCTCTGTATTGGCTGAGAAAGCCATAGATAACGGTAGTGGATCATCCTTCTGGGGAGCTGCTGGTGGAGCGTTGGCGCCTGACGTCACGTTCGCCCTCCCCGCATTCACAGGTGATATCATAATTCGTGGTGGTAAAATTGGACTTCGCATCGCTAATGTCCTTGATCCTGCTGTCTCTGCTGAGACTTTACAAGGGACAGTCATGTTAGTGCGTACAACGAAGAACTGGACTCCTGGTGCTATTACAACACCCCAACCACTTGGTTGGGATACAAGTCTGATACCTGATTTCGATACACGTGTTGGTAAAATCGTGTACCGCAAGAACTTCCTACTCACTGATGCTCAAACTGCGTTGGTAGAATATCGGATCCCTCTACAGAAGATCGACGCCAACGACTTTCAATTAGTTTATAATACATATGTGTGGATCATAATGGCCGGTAATACTAGTCAAGCTACTGCTGACACTATGACCGTGACCAAGTATTTTAATCTGTCCTTCTCGGCAGATGCTTTCTAATCGTCATGGGTGACGTTAACACCGTGTATCTTACAGAGGAAGTTTCCTCCCACTATCAATAAAATATTAGGGAACCCGGGCGCGAGGGGGTTACTATTACCCCCCTCGCTTGGGACCCCGCCCCCCTTACTTGGCCCCCCTTTGCCTATATAACAAGCGTAGCGTGCCGAAGGTGGAGATATCATAGCTTGCTATGCCCCGCAAAAATCCCACTGATAGATTTAGACACATCTGCTTTACATTCAACAACTATGACGAAGAACAAGATGTCCCTCGGCTCACTAAGCTTTTCGAAGCGGAGTGCAAGTACTACGTCTTCGGTCGGGAAATCGGTGAGCAACTTACTCCTCACCTCCAGGGATACTGTTCATTTTCAGGACGGTATTCTTTCGAGCATGTTCGCAATCTCCTCGGCCCTGGGATCCATTTCGAAAGGGCAAGAGGTACTGCTGAACAAAATAGAGGATATTGCACTAAGGCTGGAAATTACGTCGAGGGTGGTTCATTTACTTCAGGACGACCTAGACAAGATAAAGACGAACTTTCCAGAGAGTTCATCGCCGTGGTCGGAAGAGGCGATAAGGGAGTTGCTGAATTCGCCGAAAGCAACCCCCATCTTTGGATCCATCATGGATCTAACATGCT